ATAGTCACGGACGATAACGGTAAGACGTCAAATGCGTAGATGAAGTGGGCGGGAGACCACTTTTTGTCAGATGAGAGTTCGCCTTGCCATGTGCGGAAGCGAGCTTGGATTTCGTCTAACGCAGGGAAGCGTTCGGGATTGACGAATTCATCGATGGAGTCTAGCATTTTGAACATGCCGGGCAGATGTTTTTGAATCTGCAGGATCGCGGCTTTGTCGGGTGTTTCGGCGTAGGGAAGGAATGTGTGGTACACATCCTGACAGAAGAGATAGAAATTTCTATCCATTCCAGCGGAGGCCCAGGCCATGCCGACGGCGCGTGATGACATGTATTTGTCGATGGGACCGTGTTCGGGATAGCACAGTTGAGCAACTAGTTTACCAAGTGGTCGTTTGGGACGGCCAGCGTTTATCTGGTAGCCTAGCATTTCAATGCGTGTGCGCATCGTTGTGATGATTGACTTTTGGCGGGAGAGAACCATTCCAAAGCGGTTGAGGGCGTGTGCTTCAAAGAATTGAAGGAAGGAATTGAGCTCGGTGATGTTCCAGCGCGTGAGGACGACGTTGTCGTCACCCATTACGAAGATGCAAAAGCTGAAGATCATGTCTTCAGTGGCACCGTAGTGTAAGAGCGTGTATGATGAGGAACAGGTTGCAGTAAGAGTCGAGGTATTGCGTGTTGAGCATTCCGGAGGCGATGCCTGCGAGAGTGCGAACGTACGCGAAGCCATCAGCTGTTGTGAAGACTGCATTGTAGTACCAAAGTCGGAGAAAGCAGAGAAGATTGAACGTTCTGGTGAAGAGAGTGTCAGTCGTGAGGTCAGGGTACGTTGGGTATTCATGTGTTGGCTGGTAGCCAGCAGATACGACAAGTAGTGAAGGAAGAAAGACAGTGAAGAACGTGTCTACGATGATCCAGGGCATGCGTTGGTCAAATGAAGACCAGTCGATGCAGAGAAAGGATCTGAAGTGTTGGGCGATGTTGTCCATTTTGTTGCAGCCACCACGAATTGTTTCGAGGGAGTACATAATTGAAGAGGACATTGATCGGGCCATGATATGCAGAGGGAAGGTGAGCATAGCTTCGAGATGTAGAAAGAGTGTGTCCATAGCATAAACGGGACGTTGCTTGAGTATTCCATCGCGGTCGGAGATGTGATTGCGAGTGAAGAGCATTGTGGCGTGTTCCATGAAGAAGGTCATGGTGCGGGAGCGGATCTCTGTTTCGGATAGGTTCGTTGGATCGAAGGGTAAGCCAAATTGTTTTATTCGGTGAACGACAGTGCGGGCCCATTCTGTAAAAGAATTGAGAAAGTAGCCTTTGGAGGTTGTGCGTGCGGAATAGTCTTTCGAGTGAGCGAAAGCGGCGTGAGTTCGAAGTTCGTATGAATGTCGATAGAAGTAGGACGTGCCGGTGTGGAGTGGCATTCCAATGAAGAAAGTGTCGACGTAGTGCAAGGGAAGGAATTTGCGAGCGTTTAACAGCTTGCGAACAATTGGGACAATGCGTTGAATGAGGCAAGGTTCGACGGGAGGGTAGGTTTTCTGTTCTTTGTTAAAGTCAGAGAACGTGGCGTCGGTGGTGCCAAGTGGTCGAGTGTATTTCTCGACGTGGTCAATGTATTGTGGATACTTGCGGTATACGAGGTAGCGGAGCAGGGGGTGAAGTTTGAAGCCGGATTCGGGAACGGAGTCAGTAGCGGTTACGACTTGTTCTTTGTGGAAGCGGGCGGGAAGCTGCTTGATACCTGGAGCTGCGTTGCGATCAGTGGGGAACGTGGACGGATCAGAATCGGTGAAGAATTCGAAGGGCTCATTTTTGTAGAAGTCGGAGACAGCGAAGCCTTGGAGTGTGTCATCGCGAATATTTTTATATTCTTGAGTCAGAGTGGATTCGTCGGGAGAACGGTATCCAGTTTGGAGGCGGCGGAGGTCGAGATCTGGTGAGTCAGATTCGGGGTCGGGAGTAACTTTTCCGAATTTTTGGAAGAGTTTCCATTCGAGGATTTTGGTCGTGCGGAGTTCGTGTAGATAATCACGTACAGTGTTGAGAACCATGTTGATTGTAGAAGGGGGGCAATTTTCGTATGAAAAGTGTTTCTGAG